AACTGAAACTATTCATTATACTGTTCCAGAATCTAAACATAAATATACACCAGACTTTGTGTTTACAAAAAAGAACGGAGAATTGATGTATATTGAAACAAAAGGCCGATGGACTGCAACGGACCGTAAAAAAATGAAACATGTATTACAATGTAATCCTGGTATAGATTTGCGTATAGTGTTTCAAAATCCTAATCAAAAAATATCAAAAGCTAGCAAAACAACATATGAAGCGTATGCAAATAAACTTGGTATTAGCAAAGTAGCAAAAAAAGAAATACCAACGGAATGGATGGCGGAATGTTTAAAGCCAGGCGAAAAAGCACAAGATCCGAAACGTTTTTTTGTATAAGGTTTGATTTGTGAAAAAAAAATAATATATTCATTAAAATGATGTTAATTATTTAAAATGATTGATTCAGACTTGAATCGATCGTTGGACCATATATGTAATATATGTGTCTGACTATAATTAATTATAATAATATTATTAATTGGATTAATTGGATTAATTACAGTTATTTCTTATTATATAATATATGCAAAATCTTAAATTACTACAGTTACTGGAATCTGTCTTAGGTAAAGGTAAATCTACATCAGGTAATAACGTTGCATTTTTCTCACCATTTACTTCACATTATAAACCCAAATTAGAAATAGATATCAATACAACTAGCGAAGGTCAAAATGCTTGGCACTGTTGGATATCTGATAAAAAAGGCAGAAGTATAAACAGTTTATTTAAACAAATGAACTTAGGTAAACAATATTTTGAACAACTGTCTAAAATAATAAAGTCAGCAAAATATAAAAACTTTGACAATGAAGTTAAACATGTAGAAACAATATCATTGCCTGAAGAATATATTCCATTGTGGAAACATAAAAAGACTCCTGACTTTCGTAATGCTATATCATATTTGAAAAAACGTGGAGTCACTATATTTGATATCTTGAAGTATCGAATTGGTTATTGTGAAAGAGGAGAATATAGTGGTAAAATAATTATTCCTAGTTATGATTGCCACGGCCAACTGAATTATTTTGTAAGTAGAGCATATTATAGTGCCGATAAATATAAACACAAGAATCCAAAAGTAAGCAAAGACATCATAGGATTTGATTTGCTTATTAATTGGGAAGAGCCAATTATACTTTGTGAAGGATCATTTGACGCAATTGCAATAAAAAGAAATGCAATACCATTATTTGGTAAAATCATACAACCACAACTACAGAAAAAGATTATTGAAAAACGAGTCAAAGACATTTATATATGTTTAGATGCTGACGCTATTCGCAATGCATTGAGTATTGCAGAACGTTTTATGGGTGAAGGGTTAAATGTATATTTTATAGAATTAAAAGACAAAGATGCATCCGATTTAGGATTTCATCGTATAACAGAAATTATAGAACAAACTGGAGTAATGACATTTGAACAACTAATGCAACTCCGAATGGGTATTTTATGGAAATAACAAAAGCAGATAAAATTTATCATATATCTGACGTGCATATTCGTACGTTAAAACGACATAAAGAGTATCGCCATGTATTCGAAAACATGTTTGATTACATTAATAAAACTAAAACTGAAAATAGTATAGCAGTAGTTACTGGAGACATAGTTCATAGTAAATTGGATATGTCCCCAGAGTTAGTTAGAATGCTTACTGATTTTTTTAGAGGATTCAATATTCCTACGATTGTTATTCTTGGTAATCATGACATGAATCTAAACAATTTATATCGTGAAGATGCGTTGTCTCCGGTATTAGACATGATTGCTAATGATAACATTGTTTTTATAAAAGATAATGGTACCTTTGACTTTGCTGGAATAACTTGGAATCATATGGCTGTTGATGTTGAGCCTGCTCAATACGTAAAAGGAGAAGACATTGTAACAGACAACTTGAAGATTGCATTACACCATGGTGCCGTGCATTCTGCTAAAACAGATATAGGATATGAAATATCCAATGAGCATGTTACTACTGACTTGTTTTCCGGACACGACTTAACACTACTAGGTGACATTCATAAACCGGCTCAATTCTTAACTGAAACTATTGCATACCCTGGCTCACTTATACAACAAAATCATGGCGAAGCATTAGATCATGGAATACTTGTTTGGGATGTAGAAACAAGAAAAGCTGAATTTGTAGAAATACACAATGATTACGGATATGTAACTATAGAAACAGAAGGCTCTCAAATTGTCAAGTCACCACATCGTATGCCTAACAAGCCTAGAATAAGAATCAAGTTCAATGAAACCAGTGCAGCAGATATGAAACGATTGGTTACTATGATTCGTAAAAAATACAATGTTCAAGATATTACCATACAACGAACCATATCTGCACAAAATAATGCTGAGTCTGGAACTATTACAATTGGCAATGTTCGAGACGTTGAATATCAAAATACATTATTAACTGACTTTATTAACACTAAATTTCCGCAAGCAACTACCGATGAGTTAGATGCAATAAGACATATTAATCGATCTATTAATTCTAAACTCCCAGCAGTTGAATCAGTACGTCATATAACATGGCATCCGGTATCATTCGAATTTGATAATATGTTTTCATATGGAGAAGGTAACCGAGTAGACTTTAATAAAATGAGTGATGTGTGTGGTTTATTTGCTGCAAATACAAGTGGTAAGTCAAGTTTATTAGATGCTATAACATATACTATATTTGACAAATGTAGTAAAACAAGCAAAGCCCATGAAGTGTTAAACAATAAAAAGTCTGGATTTCGTGGAGTGTTTAAATTTAAAATGAATGATGTTCTTTATACAATTGAACGTGTTGGTACTAAGAAAAAAGACAACCATGTAAAAGTAGACGTTAACTTTTATACTGAATCAGAAAATTTAAATGGTGATGAGCGAAGTGATACAAATAAAAGTATACGTCGTTATTTAGGAACATACAATGATTTTATTTTAACTGCATTTTCACTTCAAGCAGATAATAATAATTTTATAGAAAAGTCACAGCGAGAAAGAAAAGACTTATTATCTCAATTTTTAGACATCACGGTATTTGAACAACTTTATCATTTAGCAACAGATGAAATAAAAGAAACAGCTGGTCGCCTTAAAGCATTTAAGAAAACTGATTTTGCAGAAACAATAACATCTGCAGACGCTGTTATTAATAACAATGAAAAATTAATTGCTGACACTAACAAAAAAGAATCAGACAAACAAACTAAAAGAAATCAATTACAAGATTCTATAGTACAACTAATTGAAACAAAAAAACCTACAAGTTATGAAGGTGATGATATTAAAACGTTACAAGATACTGAAGTTGATTTAACTGAAAAAATAGAAAAGCTTCAAGAAACAATTGAAGAAACAGAACAAACAATTTCAGAATATCAAGATAAAATTGATAATATAGAACAGACAATTGCAATACAAAATTACAATGTTGATAACTTAAAAGACAAAGACAAACAATTAACGGATACCGAATTTAAAATTGATGGTTTACGGGAAGAATTAAAAAAACAACAAAGAATAGTAAATGATAAGCAAACAAAAATTGAACATCTTGAGACGCACAAATATGACCCAAATTGTGAATACTGTGTGTCTAACGTTTTCGTGCAAGATGCAATACAAGCCAAGAACGACATTGATCAAGATAGAAAAGTATTAACAGGTATTGAAGATGATATCGAATTAAGTAAAAGTTTACAAGATAGTTTAACTGTATATAAAACGCAACTTAACGATTATAATACTGCAATCGATAATATCGACACATATAAAAATAAAATTGAAATTGCTGAGTTACAACTTCAGATTCATGAAAATGATCTGCAAACCAAAGAAACAGAATTAGAAAACAACATAGAAAGACAAGAATCGTTTAAACGAAATGAGTCTGCTATTATTTGGAATAAAGATATTGATAAAAATATTAATGATTGTAAAGGTAAAATTGATACAATTTCTGGTCAAATAAAAACACTTCAAGATCAAATTAAAACCAATCATGGAGAAATACAAGTTGCTAAAACAAAAAAGAAAACAGCATTAGAGCAATTAGAAACATATCAGCAATTAGAAACAGAATATAAAGCATATGAATATTATTTAAAATCTGTTAAACGAGATGGTATTCCGTATGAATTAATATCCAAGGCAATTCCTAAAATAGAATCAGAAATAAACAATGTTTTAAATCAAGTAGTAGATTTTAACATGGTTATGAATACTGATGGTAAAAATATTAACGGATATATTATATATGATCAAGACAATTATTGGCCATTAGAATTAACGAGCGGCATGGAAAGATTTATATCTAGTTTAGCAATACGCATAGCACTTATCAATGTTTCAGCATTACCACGTCCTAATTTTATAGCAATCGACGAAGGTTGGGGTAGTTTAGATGCAGAACATATTTCTGCAGTTGCAAATTTATTTGATTATTTTAGAACTAAATTTGATTTCTCAATTATTATATCTCACGTAGACACAATGAGAGATATGGTAGATAATTTAATTGAAGTAAATAAAAATGACGGATACAGCCAGATTCTTCATGTTTGATATTTATATAAAAAGTGTAATTATCAATGGAACGCAAACAAGCAGTCTATAAAGGTTTAGAATTTATTCCAGTTTTATATGAAGATGATTCATTAACATCTCCAGACTATTTTCAGATATCCGAATTTCCATTACGACTTACTGCTGGTAAAAATCTTTTTAAACTTCGAGGTCATCCTACTAATTTACGAGTTGGTGGTGCACTAGGAATTGAAGTATTAGATTATAACGGTGATCCTATATATACTGAAGTAGTAGATTATATTGACGAAGATAAAAGTCGTGTTATAGCAATTTATATATATGAAGACACATCACCTGGAGATTGTACTATTACCTTAGTAGCTGAAGCTACAACAATCGAAAATAATCCAGTGCCGATTGATTGGCAAGGCAAAGTAAATTTAAGATGGAAGCGCACAGTACCTGTAAACCCAATGGTAGCAAACGTTTCTGAAATAATATTTGATAAATTACCCGTAGTAACAGTTCAAGAACAAATTGGAGTTCAATTAGATCGACAATATGCTACAACCCAATTTCCTACTTATAACACCGGGACTGTTCGTTTCTTTTCACAAAACGGACAACCAGCTATTGAATTAACCGGCGGAGAATTTGAATCTGATATGAAAACTGGAACTATTACTGTTTCGTCGCCTACAAATCCTACGCCTACACCTGCGTATCCGATTGTTAGCACACCTTATGTGTCTACAATTAAAAAGATATTAACTCCAACTACTGCATTGTTAGATCAAGACTATACGGTGTATAGTAGCGAAAGTATATTTCCACACACATACAATGAATTTGAAAATAGTTCATATTCGTTATCATATGAATCTACTCCAGTATATATAGAAACTGAAAACTCACAATCATTTGCATATATACAAATAGAAGGATTAGAACCAGCTACTGGTGATGTTAGTCGAACTAAGGTTTATACTAATAATAAAGGAACAGTTGGCACATGGGAATTAGTTAATGATGTAGAATTAGAAGAAACAGAAATATTTGTACCTAGCACATCATCATTATTACCAGACGTTAGCATTGGAACATTTGTAACACAGAGCACTATTGATACATATTGGGAAGCACATTCATATCAAGGAAAATCAGAAGGCACTGCTCCAACATTAACATGGACTACTGAATCATTAGATCGAGCTACATTAATAGATAGTTCTATAGACATAACTGCAAATAATAGCGTATTAACATTTCAAAATAAAGATGCATATAAAGGTGTATTTATTGCTACGAGTTCATATAAAGTAACATTAGATGCATTAGGAACTCGTAGCAGTGTTAGTAGTAACAATGATCCGGTAATTAGTATTTATATATCCGGAAGTGCATTTGATTATGATACTACAGATTTATTTAATCAAGATTTACCAAAAACATTAGGAAAACGAATTGGTGAGCTTCGTGTTACTGGAGACTCTCAAAGATTTGATGACGAAACATTTAGTTTTGAAACTAATAGTGCAGGCCATGGAAGTATAATATTAGTAGTAGAAAGTGGAATTTGGCAAGTTGCTGATATTCGAACTACAACAGACAATGATGCAGGATATACTCCAAATTATACCAGGATAAAAACATTTGTAGAAACTACACATAAAATAGACAATCAAATATCTTTTAAAGTAGAATATTACAATGTAGACGGTGTAGCTAGTAAACAAATAACATATGTATATGATAAGAATTGGGAAGGCGGAAATCGTTATGTAGACGGTGATTTTTCAATGCTTACTGGATCTTTATATGTAGCAGATTCATTAAATAGTGGTGTAGCTATAACTGGTAATAGTGGTACGGGATTTGTTAGATCATTGGGATATGATGGGTTTGAATCTGGATATCCCGGATTTTTATTGTGGAGTGGATCTGCACTACCTGGTTTTAATACTAAAGGCGGAGTTCCATATAGTGGTGTAGGATTAGAATTATATTTAGATAATAATAGTTATTTTAGATATTCTACTACAGATGATGAAATATATATAGCAACACAAAATTTCTTTTTAGGAGATCCAAATACTGCGTTTATAAGTGGTAGTGATAGCAACATAGAAATATCTGCAAGTGGATTTCATTTAACACCAGAAGGAGATGTTACTGCATCTAGCTTTATCGCTCAGCAAGGAGGAAACACATTATTTGATAGTAACAATGAATTTGTAGATGGAAAAAATATAGGCCGAGTAGTTTATTTTGATAGAGATGAATTTACACATACCGGAAATATTGGAACAAGTGGAGGAACTCCAGTAACGGCATCGGTATTTGAAACGTTTATACTACCTGGAGAAACAAGAATGCAATTATCATGTATGCTTGAATTTAGGAACTCAGCTGGGTCAAATAAAAGTTTACAAACAGCTGTATATATACAATCTGCTAGCTATACATCATCAATATCAGATGATACTGCAGATCATTACGATTCTTGGAGTAATTCTACTTTATTAAGTACTACAACATTATTATCAGTGATTGGAGCTGGAGATACCGGATCGACTGGTCGTACTACTGAACTCGTTACGGGAAATAATTTAGATAATTTTCAAGGTACATTTGTTAAAGTTTTTTTAATAGTACAACATCCAGGCGCAGGACACCTAGATTCATTATTAAAAATGAAAAATTTTGTATTTAGAACAAGTAGAACAGTTGGTGGAGCAACAACGCCACCTTTAGCACCACTACCACCAGGATAATTTAATTAAACATATTTATATAAAATGAATAAAACTACAGTACTTTTTCCAGGCGGGTTTAAACCATTAACAGGTGCCCATTTAACATTAGCACAACGCTATGCAAATTCTTCCAATGTAGAACGAGTAATAATGCTCATCGGTCCAAAAGAACGAGATGGGGTAAGTCGTCAAGACAGCGAAGAAATATTTCGATTAATTAACACTAATCCTAAAATAGAAATACGTCCTACAGACTTTAACAGTCCAATAATGGCTGCGTATGAATTTTTATTTGCACTGCCAGAAGATGATATGGGAACATATGCAATGGCTGCATCTAAAAAAGGAGATGATTACGCTAGGACATTGAGTTTTGCAGGAAACGTAGAAAAATATAAAACTGTCGGAGACAAAAAAGGCAGAAAAATCCCGGCCGGCGTAGAAGTGAATCCATTAGAGATAGATGTTGAACCATTAACATATAGTAACGGCGATCCTATTTCAGCCAGCACTATACGACAAGCAATTGCTAATAATGACTATGAAACATTTGCAGCATCATATCCTGGAACAAAAGAAGCCGTTCTTAAAAATATATGGCAAATGCTAACCGGAGTGCAGGAGTCAATATTTAGCAAATCGTGGTGGGGCAATCAATTAGCAGAAGATATAGACGAAGTAGCAGAAGGATATCAAACTCCTAAATTAGCTCGAGCTCACGATAAAAAAATAAAAAAACTAAGAAAACATTTAGATCGAAGTCGCGGAGAAGAATTTGTATATGATTTTGCTAATTTTGGTAAAACTGTGTTTGGTGCACCATTATATGAAAATTATATTACGCGTGACGAATTAAAATCTATAGAACCAACCGTAGACAGATTCTTTAAGCGTTACGGTATTGATGTAGACTTTCAAGGATATGCAACGCATTTTATGGACCGATTAAATGATCCTAGAAATGAAGGAACAATTACACTTGACGATTTAGAAAATTTATTTTTAGATTTATCATCAGAGTATGGCGAAGAAATAGTCCAACAAGTAATGAGAGGCAATCCATCAGCAGTAACATCAGACTATCAATTTGACGTTCCCATTCATATGCCATTTCAATTACATTTTGATCAGAGTTTAGGACAAATAAAATTGATTCCTAGAACAGTTAAATCACAACGACGTCCATGGAGATCAAATAATCCGTCTGATAAAATATATACAATAGAAAATGTATTAACAGAAGGCGGCGCAGCAGGACATATGAATCATCCTTATGACTCTCATGGATTAACTTTCAATGACATGAAAGAAATAGTATCCAGAGCATTAGAAGGACGACTTGACATGGAAGAAGCCGTTACTGAAAAGACAGACGGACAGAACATTCAAGTAACTTGGAAAAACGGACAACCAGGTTTTGCTAGGGGAATAAAAACTAGAAAAGATCCATTAACACCTGCAGAAATTGTTGCTGAATTTGAAGCAAAATATCAAAAGTCAGTTGAAGCTAATGGAGTTAAAGGGGCAGAAGGATATAAATTAGTAGTAGACGCATTTCGTGCAACAGCAGAAGATTTAACGGCATCTTTAAGCAAATTATCTAAAGAGACACTTATGCGTATATTTAAAAACGGTAAAGTGTTTGCAAACATGGAAATTATATATCCTGCTACTACCAATGTTATTGCTTATGAGCAAGCAGTGCTTCAATTTCATAATCTAGTTGAATATGACGAAAATGGAAAAGTAGTAGAAACAGATGTAACTGGTGGCACTATGCTTCAACAAGTAATACAAGATGCTAATGCACATATGCAAAAGACATTTTCATTTATTCCGCCTAACAAATTAAAATTGGGTCGTATAGAAGATTTTGAAGATCAACAAGCAGCATTCTTTGCTGAAATAGATAGTTTAAAAAATCAATTTGGTCTTAAAGAAACTGATCGTGTATCTGAATATCACAGAGCATGGTGGAAAGACGTCGTACGAGAAAAAGCATATCAATTAGATTATGCTATACCACAAGATGTATTAGAAATACTAACTAACCGTTGGGCATTCAATGATAAGTCTACAAGAATAAATAACGTAGTTAAAATGATAGACAATGAATCTTTTTCTGCATGGGTTTCGGCCTTTGATAAAAAAGATTTTAAAGCATACCAAAAACAAAATATAGAACCTTTTGAATCTATATTTTTAAAACTTGGTGCGGTAGTGTTAAAAAACATAAAAAACTATTTAGCAGTTAGTCCAGATAAAGCAGTTCGTCAAATTAAAAAAGACTTGATGTCATTGATTAAAGACTTACAAACATCAGATAATCCTGACACACTTAAAAAATTAGAAACACAATTAAAAAAAATAGAACGAATAGGTGGCTTTGATACTATAGTACCAATTGAAGGTATTGTATTTACATATGGTGGTAACACATATAAGCTAACAGGTTCATTTGCTCCAGTAAATCAGATACTAGGAGTGTTAAAATACGCAAGGTAATATTTATATTAAATAAACGGATAAAAGCATGGCAAAAAACGAAACAAAGCATAAAAGCAAATACACTGCGCCTAAAGATATGGCAAAGTCTCAAAAACCAGAAGTACGGTCTGATCTTAAAGATTATATTAAAGACATAGTTAGAGACTGTATGTGGGAAGTTTCTGGAGAAATTCAACCAGGTATTAGAAAAGATGATAAATGGGATAAAGACGCAAAATCATATCCATTTGTTCACAACAATGCAGACGGAAAAGATGAAGCTCCAGACATGGTTCCAGATCGCAAAGATGCTGACAATGCATATCCGATTAAAATGATGCAAGATGGCGATCCTAAAATGGCAGCACATGCAAAAAAAGCTTTTGAAAAAAATATTGAAAAAGACACAGAAGATTATTTAGAAGCCATGGCTCAACGTAACACCGGTGAAAAATTAAAAGAAGATATTAAAAAATTATCTGAATCACAAAAAGAGCAACTCGTACGAAAGTATATACGAAATAAAATTGTTAAAGTATTACAAGAACAAACTGAAATAGAGCCAACCGAAATGCCTGGTGCAGAAACGCCACCTGCCGAAGCACCTGCAGCCGAAGCACCAGCAGCTGAAGCACCACCTGCTCCTGAAGTCGAAGCCGACCCAGAAATTGACAGTGAAGATGCAAAAAAAGAAAAATTAAAAAACATACAAAAGTCTCCGGAATATTTTAAAGATTATTTAGAAATACACAAAGACAGTATGAATATACCTAAATTAATAAAAGTTGGTCTCGATCCATTACTAGACACATTACAATCATTAGATGGAGATCAGAAGAAATTAGCAATGCGAATGATAATGCAGACTGTAGCTCGTTCTAAACAAGATTATGCTGCAGCTGATTTAGAAATAACATAAAAAACATATGGGAAAAAATAAGTTACAAAACATCAAAGCTATCGAAAAAATGCTCGATGGCACACACAAGTTTCAAACCAAAAAAACTATAGGATTTAGTGATACTGAGTCAACGTCTAAACAAAATGAACGACATGAAATTGGGGACATTTGGGAAGACGTCGATGCTAATGGCAATATATATGTCATAGAACAACACGATGGATTTCGAACACGTAAACCAAAAAATTCTGAAGTATTAAGTGAAGTTCGAGAAGAATTGAGATCATTTGCAAATTGTCCAAAAGAAACATGCACTTGTGATCCAACATATCATCTCAACAAAAAAATGAGAGCTATACACGGAATGTGTTTTGATTGTGTTATTGACATGGAACATGAACTTAAAAAACAAGGAAAGTTTGAAAATTATGCTCGAGAAAAAATGCGAGCTAATGCATTAGCATGGTTACAAAAAGCAGAACAAGACGTTGATATGCTCCGTGAGGCATATACTAAAGCATCTAAACTAGTTATCAATGGTCAAGGTGATACCGAGTCATGGGCAGCACAGATGACGCCAGAAGAGTTCGAAGAAAAAGTTACAAACGGATTTGAAAAATACAAAGAAGATTTTTTAAATAAATTAGATAAACACACAAACGGAGAAAATAATGAAAATTTGGAACAAGATTAAATCATCAGTATTATGGATAGGAATTGCTATAGTTGGACTATTAGGACTTATAGCAGCATTTGGTCGATTATTTACAAAACACACAAAAAAGAATATTCAGAAAAAAATTGACAACAACGAAAAAAAGATTGAACGAGTCAAAGGTAAAGAAGATCAATTAAAAACACAGAAGCGACAAGTTAAAAAAGAATTAACTGATTTAAAAGAAACAGTTAAGAAAACTAAAACCGTAAAACGTAAACCGGCACCAAAAAAAGTTCCTGCAAAAAAGAAAAATACTAGTTCAGCAAAGAAAAATATTGTTTCTAAAACAAAAAGAAAAAAATGAAACAAATAATTTTTATATTATTATTTCCAATAACATTATTCGGACAAACCGTAACTGATACGTGTTTTACAGAACAACAGATACACGACATATCAGAAACATTAGATGAATTATATTATCAAGATTCAGTTAATAATGCATTAATAACACAGCAAGAAGCAGTTATAGAAAAACAAGATGAATTACTTCGTTTAGATTCTTTACAAATAGAATACAAACAACAACAGATTAATTTACTTGAAGAAAATATAGATTTATACGTAAAGCAACAAAAAAGGTTACAACCTAAATGGTATAATCATAAAGCTTTATGGTTCGGTAGTGGTATATTAACTACGATATTAACTGGTAAATTAATAGTAGGGGCAATTCAATAATGGCTAATCCTAACATAAAACAAATAATTCAACAGCAATATCAAATGTGTGCTGCTGACCCTGTTTTTTTTATGCGTCAATATTGTTATATACAACATCCTAAACGAGGTAAAATTAAATTTAATTTGTTTGACTTTCAAGAAACGTCATTAACACAATTACAAAATAATAGATACAGTGTTATATTGAAATCTAGGCAATTAGGTATATCAACACTGTCTGCAGGATTTGCTTTATGGAGCATGTTATTTAAAGAAGACTTTAACGTGTTAGTTATTGCAACCACACAAGAAGTAGCAAAAAACTTAGTAACTAAAGTTCGGGTAATGCATGATAACTTACCAAGTTGGCTCAAGGGGTCAATTGAAGCAGACAATAAATTATCTTTAAAATTTCGTAATGGCTCACAAATAAAAGCCGTATCATCAGCAACTACCGGTGCACGTTCAGAAGCACTATCTTTACTAATAATTGATGAGGCTGCCTTTATTAGAAATATTGAAGAAATATGGATAGCATCACAAGCAACCTTATCTACTGGTGGTGGTGCAATAGTATTATCTACACCAAATGGTATTGGTAACTGGTTTCATAAAACATGGGTTGATGGTGAAACAAATCCACAAACACAATGGCACAACATAATGCTTCATTGGACAGTTCATCCAGATAGAGATACTGAATGGAGAAATGAACAAACACAATTATTGGGTGAACGGGGAGCAGCACAAGAGTGTGATTGTGACTTTGTTAGTTCAGGACATACTGTAGTTGATGGTAAAATATTAGCAGAATATGAATCTAAATGTTCAGAGCCATTAGAAAAACGTGGTTTTGATAACGGTTATTGGGTTTGGGAATATCCTGATTATTCAAAAAATTATATAATTGTAGCTGATGTTGCTCGTGGTGATAGTGCCGACTGGTCTGCATTTCATGTTATTGACGTCGAAACAGTTACTCAAGTAGCCGAATATAAAGGTAAACTACCTCCTAAAGATTTTGGAAATATGTTAGTTACCGTAGCTACGGAATGGAACAACGCGTTGCTAGCAATTGAAAATGCTAATATTGGTTGGGCAGCAATTCAACCAGCATTAGATAGAAACTATGAAAATTTATTTTATACATATAAAGATGACGGATATGTTGATGTTGATATTCAATTACAAAAAGGATACGACATGAAAGATAAAACTAAAATGGTTCCTGGAGTATCGACAACAAGTAGAACAAGACCACTAATGATATCTGCATTAGAAATGTATATGCGAGAAAATACACCAGTTATACGCAGTAAACGACTCATACAAGAACTATTTGTCTTTCAGTGGTTAAATGGCAAAGCACAAGCACAAGTAGGTTATAATGATGACTTGGTAATGAGTTTTTGTATTGGCCTTTGGCTCAGAGATACATCTTTAAAACTAAGACAGCAAGGTATCGATCTAAATAAAAGAGCATTATCTCAATTTCAAAAAACAGATAGTGTTATTTATACTGGAAAAAACAAACCAAGAGACTCCGGATGGGATTGGCACAACGGCCAAAACGATGAAGGTTTAACATGGTTATTGTAAAAAATTGCTTGGATCTTTAACATGTTATATTTATAATAAAAGAAATACTATATGGCATCTTTAAGAAAACGTTTACAGAACTTGTTCAGCACCAATGTTATTGTTCGTGCATATGGCAAAGATAAACTAAAAGTTGTTGATACAAACAAACTTCAATCAGTTGGAAACTTAGCACAAACTAAATTAGCAGACCGATATACTAGGCTACATGGCTCTAATAAACATAAAGTAGGGGGCATACATGGAGGCTATGACTCTAATTACTATATGCATCAAAATCGTATACAATTGTATACTGATTATGAAATGATGGACCGAGACCCGATTATACATTCGGCATTAGATATATACTCAGATGAGTCTACACTTGAAGATCAATTCGGTGATATACTCACTATCAAGACCAATAACACCAAGATACAAAAAATACTTTATAATTTATATTATGACATCCTTAACATTGATTTTAATATGTGGGCATGGATTCGTAACATAACAAAGTATGGTGATTTCTTTTTAAAATTAGACATTGCAGATGAAATTGGAATCATCAATGCCAGACCATTTTCTAGTTATGAAATAGAACGTTATGAAGAATATGATGAGGTTACTGGTGAATATGATATAAAATTCAAACACATTGGCGGCTATGATGAATCATATGAAGTATTTGAAATAGCACACTTTCGTTTGTTATCTGACTCAAACTTTTTACCATATGGTCGTTCTATGCTCGAAGGGGCAAGACAAGAATTTCAAAAACTAACAATGCTTGAAGACGCAATGCTCATACACAGAATAATGAGAGCACCAGAGAAGCGTATATTCAAGATAGACATAGGTAACATACCACCTAACGAAGTTGATACATTCATGGAACAGATTATCAACAAGATGAAAAAAATTCCACACGTTGATCAACAAACTGGTAATTATAATCTTAAGTTCAATCTAAATAATATGCTTGAAGATTACTTTTTACCTGTTAGGGGCGGACAGTCATCAACACAGATAGACACACTACCAGGAATGACATGGACTGGTACTGAAGATATTGAGTATGTGAAAAACAAAATGATGGCAGCTCTTAAGATACCGAAGCCATTTTTAGGTTTTGATGAGGGGGTTGAAGGTAAAACTACATTAGCGTCAATGGATATTCGATTTGCTAGAACCATTGAACGAATACAAAAAATAGTAATTTCTGAATTATATAAAATTGGTATTGTTCATTTAGCAACACAAGGTTATGAAGGTGAAGATCTTATTGGTTTTGACCTATCATTGACACCACCATCGATAATCTACGATCAACAGAAAGTTGCATTGATGAATGAAAAAATAAATTTAGCTAACACCATGAAAGACAGCAAATTGGTGTCAGATAAATATATATATGAATTCATATTTAATATGTCCGAAGAACAGTGGCTACAAGAACGTGTTAATGTGATTGAAGATCTTAAGCTTAGATTCCGTCAAAATCAAATTGAACAAGAAGGTAATGATCCTACTATAACAGGTGTCTCATATGGTACGCCACACGACCTAGCTTCAATGCATATGAGCACTGATGAAGTTGAAGACAAAGATGTAGGGGGTCGACCTAAAGAAGGAATTAAATACGGACAACATGCAAATGAATTTGGATGGGATCCAACTGGTAAGAAAACTATAGATCAAGCATTTAATCCTGAAAATCAAAAGACTGCTTTTCAACCTAATCCTAGGAGGCGAAAGGTAACTATGACTCAAGAATCTCAAAATGTTTTAAATTATTATAGAAAACAAAAAGGACAAAAAATTATAACAGAAACGTTTAATTCTTCATCTAAAGATAATGATTTAGGAACAATGTTAGATGAAAACAATATTTTATAGATTCGTCCATATTTATTAATAAAGAAAACTACTGGCTGCAGTATGAAAAAATTAAAACATTCAAAATACAAGAATACCGGGATTCTTTTCGAGATGCTTGTAAGAAAGCTAACATCAGAAACAATGTCTTCTGACAAAACAGTAACCGTCGATATAATTAAAAAATATTTTGGTAAAAATACTGAATTAGCAAAAGAATTAAATTTATATAATTCGATAATTAAAGAACAACACAAATCAGAAGCTCGAGCGTTAGAATATATACGAACTATTAGAGAAGCATATACACGTCTTAATCAAAGTACTTTGAAACGTCAACGATATAATTTAGTAAAAGAAATATCTGAAAATTTTGTATTTGAACGAGTATCAAAAATACACATAAACAATTACAAAGCATTAGCATCGATATACATGTTGTTTGAATATAAAGATTCAGACAATCCAAAAAGATTAATGGAATGTAAAAATGCAGTATTAGAACACACATTGTTAACAGAAAAAGCAATGCTTCCAAAAGATGAGTTGTTAGAAACATTTTCTAAACAAGAAAAGGATACAAGATTATTAGCATATAAATTAATGATAGATAAATTTAACAACAAATATTCAGTACTTTCAGAATCACAGAAACAGTTGTTAAACAAGTATATTACCAATGTTAATGACACAGAAGCATTACGTGAATATATTAGCAATGTTATTCCTACATTAAAAACACGTTTAGCAGAACATTCAAAACATATAACAGATAATGTTACAAGAATAAAAGTTGAACGACTATCAGAAATGCTTTGCAATGTAGAAACAATGAAAAAATTAAAAGAATCACATATAGTGTCTTTAATGCGTTATATGGATTTAATTGATGAATTAAATAGGATACATAAATGAAATCATTCTTAAAACAAATAAACGAAAGTTTTCATGCACTTGACGAAAAAGCAGCAAAACCTGATTATTTAGATTTTGATGGCGATGGTGATAAAAAAGAACCAATGAGAAAAGCGTTAAAAGATAAAGAACAAAATGAAGCAGTAGATCAAGATAACGATGGTAACAATGATTTTGATGATGTTAAAATTGCAAGAATGATGGCATCGGGTATGTCAAAAGAAGATGCACTTAAAAAAGTTCAAGAAGAAAAAGAA